GCTTGGCGGGAGCTTGCCAAACGTCGCGCCGCCGAAGGTGATCACGCCAGCGCCAGAGCAAGCGAAGTAGCGACCCCGGTTGTCAGTGGCAATGTTGGTCGCATTAAACTCCGCAGCCGGCGCACAGCCCCACCACTCGTAGACGCCCGAGCCTGCCGCCGTCTCGACCTGCACCGCAGGCACGAAATCCGCCACGTAATGCTGAATGGTCTGCCCTGCGACCCCTGTCGCTAATCCAAGCTCAAACCAGTCGCCGCGCACAGTCAGAACGCCGAGGCGCGGAATGTTCACAACGCCAGTTGTACTGTTTGTGCCCTCTGCCCCGACGATGTGAATCCATCCACGCTGGCCTGCGCTCGCCAGCGTGGCGGTCGCGCCGCCGGTGAAGGTCAGCACATCGCCGGTCGCCAGCGCGGCACTGCGGCGGCGCAGCTTAATCCAGCCCGTCGCGGGCATCGCGCCGCCAGCAGCCAGCGGAGCCGTACCGAGAGCCGTCCAGATACCAAGAAACTCGCCAACGTCCGTGCCTGCCCGCGTGACATCAAGGGTGCCCTGCGTGCCGAGCGCCGGCACGGTGCCGGTGGCCGACGAAAACGGCACCCACCATGTCTCGGTGCCATTAATGCGAAGCTCGCCTTCGTTTACGTCAATGATCCCAAGAACGGCGGCGTTCTGACCCCAGCGCACGTCGCTGTTGATCGTGACAGAGCCGCCGGAGTTGATCGTGATGGTTTCGCCGTTCAGCAGCCCGGAAATCGAGGCGGCGTCGTAGTTAAGGGCTGTGGTGACGGTTTGGTTGGCCATTTACTTAGCTTTCCGCGAAAGCCACTCAGTCAGTAAATCCAGCCCGCGCGTGCCCATGGCGCCGGCCAGGCCAGCCGCGCCACTTGTGATAAAGATCGCCCAGGAATCCGCCTTCAAGCTGGGATCAAACCAGACAGCGCCAGCGGCGGCGATAATGCCAAGAGCGCCGCCCACAACAGCCTCTAATGCCAAGTGCCAGCCACGCTTGCCCGCGTGCGCTGCAAAGGCCACCCGGAAGCCAGCGCCAAAACTGACCGCCGCCGCTGCCATTTTTGCGATAAAGCCAAGAGAATCTTCAGACATTGGCGCGGCCTTAAAAGAAGGAAGGGCCGCGCGTTGCCACGCGGCCCGTCAAGTCATCAGGCAACCGGCATTTGTTCCGGCATACCGCGCACCATAAAGGCGGTCATCGGCGTGCCAGTTGCGTGCGTGCCACTGAAATCAGGCGTCAAGCGCACATAACGGCGCCCGCCGATGTAAGAAATTTTCTGCACATCAGCAGCCGCCTTGGCAGCAACCAGCGAGCGAACAATTCCGCCAGCAACCACAGTATGGCCAAGCACGTCAGATTGAGCAACAGCGTTCCAGGTGGAATTGTCGTTGCTGTGTTCGAGAATAAACTCGATTTTGTTCGTGCTGGTAAAAGTGATGCCGCCGATGCCGATGTAAAGCAGCACCATCGCGGCGCGAAAGCCGAGAAGGTCCACGCTTACCGGCGTAACGTCAGCAGTCGCAGTCTGCGGCGCGACAAGCAGCGCAGTCGAAAGGTTATCGTGAAGATCGCGAATCATGGGAGCTTTCCTTTGCTTCCGAATGTGGGGAGAGAGGCGGGCGCCATGCCCGCCTCAGATTGATCAGGTGCCGAAGCGGACGAATTTCACCGCTTCGAAATTGATGGCGCCGCCGCCGACCCGCTTGCGGAACTTGAAGAACACATACGGGTATGCGGTGTACGGATCACGAAGCACCGACAGGCCAATCCGATCCACGATCAGGTAAGCCTCGCGGAAGTCACCGAAGGCCATGGAAAGGCTATTCGCCCCCAGCGCCGGCATGTCTTCCGCTTCAACCACATTAAAGCCCAAGAGCGCGGAAGGCTGGCCCGCAACCGCCGCAGGCTGCCAGATGAAATTGCCCTGGCCGTCTTTCAGCTTGCGCGCCTCGCGCAACACGGCGCGCGAAGTCATCCACTGCGCGTTGTTGCGGAAGCCTGACTTCAGTGCATAGACCACGTTCACCAAGTCATCGACCGGGTTGGTATCGCCCGAGCGCGTGCGGAACGCGCCAGAAGCGCCTGTGTTGATGTGTTCAAACGTGCCCCAAGCGCGGGAAGCGTCAACCGTCGCGGCGGTCGGATAAGACACCAAGCCGCGAGGCTTGCTGACACCATCGCCGTTCACAAAAGCCGCATTTTCGCCGCGCGCAATGCGGTCGGCGCTTTTGGCGGACAGCCAGGCTTCCAGATCAAGGCGCCCGTCTTCCAGCACCTTTTGCGTGGCGGAAACAACGGACACAGCTTCATGAACCTGAATGGCCCACTTGCCGAGTTGCGACGTCAGGTTTTCTGTCCGCGCGCTGGTTTCGCCAACCCAGGCAAAGCCATTTTCGCCAAGATCGTTCAAGCCTTCCACCGCGTCAGTGCCGATGGACATCACCGACGCGACCTGGCGCATTGGGCTGGTTTCGTAAATCCGGGTCACAATGCGGCCCGTGGTGTCAGGCGTCACCAGATAGCCGCCGTCAGGATCAGACCCGACAGAAAGCGCCTTGGTTTCGGCTTCATCCGGGCGAGCCTTGCGAAGCGGGCCATTCATGCCGAAAAGTGCGGACTTATATCCGCGCATATCGTCAACAGTGACCTGCCGGCCAGTCTGGCGAGCGAACTCTACAGCCGCCTTGGTTTCGACTTCCGTAGCCGCGCCGCCAAGCAAAGCCAGGCGGTTCGCCTTGGCTTCGATTTCATCAGAACGCTTCACGGCGGCCTTGACTTCATCGCCAAGCTTGTCGAGCGCGTCATTGATGCGACCAACTTTTTCGCTGGTCACGGAGTCCGCCGCGCCTTTCTTCAGTTCGACGATTTCATCATTCACGCTTGCCTTGAACGCGGCAAAGGCTTCGCCCTGCTTTTCAAGCAGGGACTTGATTTCCATATCCATTTTGATTGCCTTATGAGAGGGTTGCGATGTTCCGGCGGATCATTTCCGCCAGTTCAGCCGCGACCACCTCGTCACGAGGCGTCGTGTTCGGCACTTCAGCGTCACGCTGAAGCCATTTCTTGAGGATCGCGACAGCCCGCTTGGACTGTGCCGCCGAAAGCTGCCCTTCGTCGCGAAGGGAGTCCTCAATCTCTCGAATTTCATCCACTGACAGCGATTTAACCGCCGTCACGCGCGCCGCGTCATTCATCGGAAACGACACCAGCGAAACTTCCAACAGGTCCAAGTCTTTCAGCACCCGCGCACGGCGCCGGCCATCATAGGCATCAGACTTTACCCGGTATCCGATAGACAAACCGTCAAGCGCGCCTGCCTTTAAATCAATATGCGCCTCGCGCCCGATGTTCTTTTCAGTCAGCAGCCGCCCGCGCACGCGCAAGCCGCGATCATCTTCCGCCATTTCTTCCCACACGCCGATGCGCTTGGTGGGATCATGGTCGGCAAGCATCTTCACGCCTTTGGCGCCACGCTCGCGCAACGTGCGCGCAAAGGCGCCACGCTCTACGATGTCGCCGCCTTCGTCACGGTTTCCAAAGACTGAGGCATAGCCTTCGAAAATCCCGTCGTCGCCAAGGCTTTTGACCTCAAGAGCAAATTCAAGTCGCTGCATTGTTATTCTCCACACGTGCGGGCGTGGTCATGTTTGCAGGTTGCGGCAAGGCGTCACCGCCTTCGATTGCGTCAAGCCCATCGTCTTCTCGCACTTCATTCTGTGTCATCCATGCCGGCGAGCCGCCGCTACCAAGCGCCTTTGCGTAGTATTCGGCGCGATCCTTTGCCGCGCCGCGCATCAGGCTTTTCAGGTTGAAGCGAATGTCCACGTCTTCACCCGGCGCCAATAGGTTAGCCTCGGCAGATTGTTCGAAGCGTGTCGCCCATGGCGCAATGGTGTGAACCACATGGGCGATGAACATCTGCTCGGCGCTGGCATAGGTCGCCGTCTTGTCGCTGTGCTGCACCATAAGCGGGATCACCCGCATGTGGCGGCAGATTTCTTCGATCTGGTGCTTGCGGGTCTCAAGATGCTGCGAATCCACTCCAGTCATGGTTTGCGGAATCCATTTGGCGTTTCGGTCCAAGATCAAAGGCGTTCCCGCATTTTCCGCCCCGGCAAAGTGCCGCTCAAGATACGCGCGAAGCCGCTTGTATTGCTCCTCAACCATAGTCCCTTCCATCGTATAGACGCCGGAAGGTTGCAGCCCATTCTTGTGCAAACGCGCGTGCGAGGTTTCCAGCGCGATACTCAGGCCGATGGCATCACGCGCCACCTTGATAGCCTCTAGGCCCATCCAGCTATTCCAGGACGGGCCGCGCAAGTGCCAAATATCTGCGGCGGTCAAGGTTGCCGCGCGCCCGTCTTCAAAGGTGACGGTGTAAGTCATCGTCATGTCGGGGTTGCGCTGAACCCAAACCTTGCCAGGCTCAATCGGTATCAATTCCACCACTTGCCCGCGCACGCGATTGACAAAGACGAAAGCATTACCGCAAAGAACCAGATGGAAAAGCAGCGTTTCCCGAAACTCGAAACTTGTCTGCCAAGGGTTCGGGCGCCTTGTCAGGATCGGCAAAAGCGGATGGTCAAGAATGCGTTCTTTCCCGCCCGACTGCCGGTGAAACTTGATTTCAGTCTGCGCCACGCCCTCCGCAATGGCGCGCGTGCAAGCCATAATCGTCGCAGCGCCAAGCGCGGTTGTGGTGTTGATGTCCACCCCGGCCTTGCTTTCGGGCCAGCGCGCAAAAGGCGGAAGCTGTTCGAGTGTTTTTCGCCCAAAGAGGCGCGACCAGAAGGGCATCCCGCCTCCTATTCCCAAAACGATTTACCCTCGGCCTGCGATGTCGCAGCCCCTACCGCCATCGCAAGCGCGATCAAGGCATCAATCCTGTTCACCGCACGGCGCTTGGAAAACCAAGCGTTTCCCCATGGGTCTTCTTCCACGCTGGCGCTCATCATGGCCGAGATCAGCACCGGCGAGCGGCGCAACCGTATCCGGCGCTCGAGAATAAGCTGCTCCAACATCATCTTGGAGCCGGGCATCCAAAGCCCAGCCTGCGATTTCTTTTTGCCGCCTTGTGGGTGTTCCCAAAGAGGCAGCGTCACACCCAAGTTATCAAGCTCAGGCTCGAAGTTTTTCTTGAAGCCGTAAATATCAAACGCGACAGCTGCTATTTCAAATAAGCCGACCAATTCAGCCAATCGCGCAGCAACAAAATCAAAGCGCACCATCCGGCCAGGCGCGGCATTCAGAAAGCTGTCCTTAACCCAAAGATCGTAAGGCACGTTATCCCGCAACGCGCGCTCATGAAGCGTATCGCCTGGCGTCCAGGCTTCTACCCATGCATCAAAGGTCGGCAACCGCGCCATCTGCCCATCATCGCGCGGCAAGTCCACAAATCCGGTCGGCACAACAAAGGCCATCGCGGTTAAATCTTGCGTGGCGGACAAATCCAAGCCCACAAAAACTTGCGCGCCGCTATGCTCGCTCTCAGGCTCAAAGTCAGACAGCACCGCCTCAAGCGCGGGCCGTGCCATCCAAGCCGTTTCAGCGTCCGTCCAAGTGCAAAAGTGCAACCGCAAGATGTTGTTCAGCTTGCCCGGTATCGCCTTGGCCTGGCGCACTACGCCGGCCAAATAATCCTCCTGCACTGTCACGCCTAAAAGCGGGTTCGCCTTCGTCCAGCAACTCGGGTCTTCAAGCGGATCGTCGCTTGGATCAAGCCCGCAAACAAAGCTAAAGGCCTCGTCGTCCAGCACTTCCCCGACAAAGGTAGCGGCGTCGTCCGGCTCGCGCGTTCCGGCTGCAACCCGCATCGCGTGCTGATGCTCTTGTCAGCAAACCGTAGTCCGGTCGGAGCCTGAATTGGTCGCCATAATCAGGAGCGGTTGGTGTCTCCACTTGAACCCGCGTTCCAACATTTCAATCATCGTGCCGTTGCGATGCTCATGCACTTCATCGCACAAGGCGCAACTTGGACGCGGGCCAGACTGCCCGTCATCGCTGCTTATCGGGCGGAAGAAACTGCCCGTCTTCAGGTCCGCCAAATTCCAAACTGGGTTGCCCCCGGAAGGCGTCAACCGCTTTTCCAGCGCGGGCGATTGCTGAAACATCGCAACCGCGTCCCGGAAAAGAACCATAGCCTGGTCCTTTTTGGACGCCGCCGCATAAACCTCGGCCCGGTCCTCGCCGTCCGCCAACAGGCAC